AAACAGTGGTAGTCAATATGTGTTAACACCAACCATTACAATTTCAGCACCTGATTCTACAAGCACTGGATCATTTGTTTTCAATGAAGCTGTAAATGGGCAGACCTCTGGCACATCAGCAGTTGTCAAATCCTATGATGCTGTTAATAATGTGCTTGAAGTTTCACAAATAGATGGAATATTTACACCAGGTGAAATTATATTAGGTGCAACCTCTGGTGCCAGACATGTGTTAAAATCACAAGAGGAATTTGATACTGTTGATCCATTTGCTGATAATGACACAATTGAAATTAATGCAGATGATATTATAGATTTCAGTGAGAAGAATCCATTTGGAATGCCTTAGTTAAAATATTGTTAAATAGTAATACGAACAAAAAAATACTATGTTTGAGTATTTCTATAACGAAATTTTTAGATCTGTAATTATATCTTTTGGTTCACTCTTTAATGGACTTGAGATTCAGCACAAAGATAGCACTGATGACACTGAAAGTGTCATTAAAGTCCCTTTGGCATATGGTCCTACACAAAAGTTTTTAGCAAGGATTGAACAACAAGCAGATTTGAATAAACCAGTTCAAATGACTCTGCCAAGAATGTCATTTGAGTTCAATGGTCTCCAGTATGACCCTGGTAGAAAAACAACTCAAACACAGACATTTGTAATTAAAGATCCAACCACTGGACAACCCCAAAGTAAGTCATATTTACCTGTTCCTTATAATATGTCTTTTGAATTGTCAATTATGACAAAATTAAATGATGATGCCCTTCAAATTATAGAACAGATTTTACCTTACTTTCAACCAGTTTATCATCTACCAATTAAGTTTTTAGGAAACTTAAATGAAAAAAGAGATGTAGCAATCCAATTGGATTCTGTGTCAATGGAAGATGATTATGAAGGAAATTTTGATACAAGAAGAGCTCTTGTATATACTTTAAGATTTACTGCAAAAGCATATCTGTTTGGTCCTCAATCTAATGTCACCAATGAAATCATTAGAAAAACTCAGGTTGGTCTTATTGCTGGAAATAGAGGAACAGGTACATACTCAAGAGATCTGACATATACTGTTGTTCCAAAGGCAACAAAAGATTATGATGGTTCTGAGATAACACAACTTGCTGAAAACATTGATTTGACAGAAACTAAAATTACTGTTGAAGATGGTACAAAAGTAACCAATAATACTAATATCTACATTGGTGATGAAAACATGTTTGTCACTAAGATTTCTGGTAATGATTTGTCTGTCAAGAGGGCACAAATGAATACCACTCCACAAGAGCATGTGCTTGGAGCAGCTGTCTTTAGCATCACTGAAGCAGATAATGCATTTATAGAAATTGGTGATGACTTTGGTTTTGATGGTACTGTATCATGAATGAAGACATGATTGACATTACTCCTATTGGTAAGGAGAAACCTGCACACTTGACTAAGTGTGATGTGGAGAAAGACTATGAGTATACAAGAGGAAATTTATACTCTATCATTGAAAAAGGTCAAGAAGCAATAAATGGTATTCTTGAATTGGCACAAGAGAGTGAAATGCCAAGAGCATATGAGGTGGCAGGTCAACTTATTAAAAATGTTGCTGATGCAACTGACAAACTTATGACTCTTCAGCAAAAATTGAAAGATGTGAATGAGGAACAAACAAAAGGTCCTACAAATGTAACCAATGCATTGTTTGTTGGATCTACTGCTGAACTACAAAAACTTCTAAAGGACAATTCAAATAAATAGATCAAAGGGAGAGAAATCCCAAAGTATAGGATACTAATACCAATGTCACACAAAGAAGGTGAAAATTTACCGTCAGTTAATGATTTTTTAGAAAATCAAGAGGATTTACCTTCTTTGGAAAGTTTTAAGGAAGAAAACCTTCCATCACTAGAAGAATTTGTCACAACACCTAAAGAAGAAGACTCTGTAACCATTGAAGATGCAAATGGTGAGTCATTTTTAGAGGTAATAGATGTAGTAAAAGCACCAGAATGGCAAGAATTAGTGCGTCTTGTCAATGATGTAAGAAAAGATATACCTGAAATACCTGAAATTAAGTATTATGATGAAGAGTTAGAGCAGTTAGGGCAAAAAATAAGAGAAATTCAAGATAATGTCTCATTTTTTGACCAAAAAAGTTCAAAAATTGGTGATTTAGACTCAAATATTTCTGAAATTTGGGAAAAATTACCTGAAATTGAGTCAAAAATCCCAGAAATACCTGAAATCAAGTATTATGAGGGTGATATTGAGTATATTTACAAAAAAATTGACCTTATAAAGGAAGAAATTGCAACTCTTCCAGAGGTTAAGTACTATGAAAATGATCTTGAAGAGTTAAAATCAAAAATAAATGATGTAAAAGAGTCAATCCCAACTTTTCCTGACTGGGTAAACAAAGTTGAAGAGGTTCCTGATTTTTCTTGGATTGGCAAAACCTTTAGTGTAATTGATGATGACTTTAATAAGGTGCAAGGACACCTTGATTTGATAAAAGAGAAAATTGATTTAAGAGTTTCAGAGTTAAATGAGACTATTGAGACAAAAGATTTTGAATTAAAAGTTGATGTAAAGAATATAATTGAAAATCATCAAGAAGTAAAGAAAAATATTTACAATGAACTGAAGGAAACTTCATTAAGAGTTTGGGAGCATCATAAGGAATTTAAAGATGATGATAGAAAATTAAAAAAAGCAATTTTAAGTGAGCAAAATAATTTAAAACAATCACTTGAGAAAGAGATAAAAAGAATTAATCAGGAGAGTGTTGATACTGATGAAACTCTCCTTAAATTTTTTACTGAACTAAAAGAAGAAGTAAATAATTTACCTCAAGTAAAATATTATGAAGATGATATTGAGGAAATAAGAAGAGATGTAAAAGATGCAATAAAAGGGATAAATGACTTAAATGCAGAATTGCATGTTTTAAGAAATACCATAAAGGAAGAGCAAAAACAACTAAGTGAGCAATACCTTTTAAATGAACCTCCTGGTGAAAAAGAAACTGCTGGAGGTCAAACTGATCCATTAACACCAATGGATCAGAAATTTGCTACATTAGATGATTTATCAAATCATTATAGATTATTCATTAATAGAATAACAACTCAACTTGCTACCATGGGTGGTGGTGGAGCAGGGTTTATTAAAGACCTTGATGATGTTGATATCTCTGGTCTTGAAGATGGATATATTCTTCAATATGAAGCATCTACTTCAAAATGGAAAACAGTTGAAAATGCTGGTACTGGGGTTGGTGGCACTTGGTTTTCAAATGATGTAGGTGTATCAACAACTAGAATAGTTGGTATAAACACAACTACAGCAAAAACAGGAAAATCATTATTTGTTGTTGGTGATGTTGAGTTTGATGGCAACCTATCAGTTGCTGGAACAATTACTAAACATGATATTATCAATCTAGATTCCATTGGAATTGTTACAGCAAGATCTGGAATTCACATATCATCTAATGGATTAGAATCATCAGGAATATCTACATTTAATACTGGAGTTGGAACAATCCACATAGGTGTGGGAAATACAACTTTACTTGTAGATGGTGATGCAAGAGTAACTGGTATTCTTACAGTTGGATCTGGATCAATTACTTTAAATCCAAATACAAAACAAGTAACTGGTATTGATGAAATTATTGTAGGGTCTGGTGCATCAATATCACTAGCACCTCTCTTTACAAGTAGAGGTACTTTTTCTATTGATTATTCAAGTTTAACTCTTAAAGGATTTGATTCACAACTTGATGGAACATATAATAGACAATCTGAATACTTTGTTTTAGATACAGCTCCCAGTGCATCTGGTAGTGCAAGATTTTCACAGAGATCTGATCATTATTATTTCTTGCATGAAAGTGATAACTCTAAAATTATCATCTATAATACAGTTGATACATTTTGGGTTGCAATTTATAGTTCAGGATCTAATTTTTCATCACCAAGTAATGGTCAAGTTGTAAATCCAGTTTCAGTATCACAATTTGTCACACCAATTAGAGAAGATTATGATGATAGTGGAAGAGCATCTCCATCATCTGGTTTTGGTATTGAGTATAAAACTGTTGTAACTGACCACACATCATCATTAGGTATTGCTACTGCAAGTTCTTTAGAAGTAACTGGTATTGCAACAGTAAATTCTTTAGAAGTATCTGGAATTACAACAGTTGCATCTTCATCATTAGGTGTAGCAACTGCAACTTCTTTAGAAGTAACTGGAATTGCAACAGTTTCAACTGCATTTTATATGCCTCAATATACAACATCTGCAAGGGATGCAGCAACTTTTGCTGAGGGTGCAATGATATATAATACAACAACTAAAAAAATGGAGTTCTACAATGGAACTTCTTGGCAATCACTCCCAGGCATGTCTCTTGGACTTACTGTAGCACTGGATGGATAATGAAAACATTTAAAAATTTCATTTTAGAAACACCAACCAATCATGGTAACACTCCTGGAAACAGTGGTGCCTTTGGAAATGACTCATCTTCTTCTGGTCCAGTTCCAGGAATAGATAAGAGATTATTTCCGACTGATGATGATTTATTGTCACAAGATTTTCAAACAGCAGGTGAATCTGGTCAAAATAGATATAATACTTTTTCATCAGTTTATCCTGTAATGAAGGTCACTCTTGGTGATAATATGGGTGATGGTCCATCAATTGATGCAATGGTTTCAGCATCAAAAGAATTTGTGAATAAAATGGATGAAGGAAATTATAATAGAGTAAGGAAAAACTTTAGAATGTTTGCAGAGGAATCAAATCCTCGTATTCCTAGAAAGAAGGGGCAACCTGCAAATTCTAAGAAACACTCTGATCTTTATACTGATGAGAATCCCAAGGGAACTATTCATGGTCTAGGATTTAAAGATGTTGCAACTGCTAAGGCATC